CCTCGGGGACCATGTACCCGCCCTCGGAAGGCGTGGAGACGGACATAGCCGTCTTTACATAGGCATGCAGCTCGGCGTCGTTGGGATAGATCGCTTTCGCCCAGGACTCGATGGTCCCGTTCTTTTCCGCAGCGAGCACGCACTTCGCATAGCGCGCAATGCGGATTCCCGGCTCCGGTTCCGGCGCGCCTTTCTTCGCTCGCTCTTCGGCAAATCCGGCGTAGATTTCGCCGTACTTCCTGTTGACCTCCGCCATCTTCACGTCAACCTGAGTGTTGACGCTTTCGTTGACGAGGTCCGCAATCGTCTTTTCGCCCATCTTTAGGCTCCTTTTGCGGTCTCCGCGATGCGGAGGATTTCGTTAGCCTCATCCACAGACATGGAGAGGTCTATCGCTTTGGTTGAGACAGCAGGTGCCGTCTTTGTGGGAGAAGCTGGCTCGGCAGCTTTGGGTGCTAGCCCCGTTTCCACGGTTTCGGTTCCTGCCTCATTGTCGTCGTTCTCTTCGACGCCGCTCGAGATAAGACCTTTGATGCACTTCAGACAGTTGTCTGCGTGATCGTGTATCTCTTTCAAGCTTTTGATCGTTTCGGCGGACAGCTTGCGACCCGCCTTCTCGGTGTGGAGCCCGGCGAGAAAAGCCTTCAGCTTCACGGTCTCTTCTTCGGTCAACTTGTCGGCCATGTCTTCTCCTTTTGCCGCCTTCCCTGATTCGTCTATCTCTATGAGAGATTTCATAGCAGCCTCTACAAGGGCAACACCATGCGGGTCGAATGCTTTCATGCTTCGCGCCGATACAAGAGCTTCGGCATTTGCGGGGACAGATACGCACGACAGCTCGACAAGCTCCTGCTCGGTGAAAACCTGCCCGCGCTGCCATAAAGGAACTCCGCCCTGGTCAGCGCGCGGAGTGCTCTTGGTTCCGGTGAATCCGACGGACGAAGCACTCAGCATCCCGCTCTTGTACATGTTGTAGAGAGTATCCACAAAAAGCGCGTGCTCCGAAGGTGGCTGGCCGGGAGTGGACAGCTCTGCAACGGTCGGGAAATAAACTTTGAAGCAAAGTTGTTTGGTCCTCGGGTCGACATAAACTGCCTTGGATGTACCGACAGGAGGCCGTGAATGATCGTGCGCCCACAGCACGACAGGATTCTTGAGGTAATTTCCAAGCTTCCATCCGCTCGAAAGGAGTATGTCGCCATCTCGATCTATTGACTCAGTTGAACCGGTAATTAAAAGCGTGCGCGGCTCTTGAGTTGATATGTCCCTCACTTCAACCTGGAAGTTTAGGGTCTTGTTAGTTTCCATTGCCGCCTCCGCTCTCTCGAAAGTTTGTTCGCTTCTCCATCAAGTTTGACATAGAGTCCATTTTCTCTCGGAGGTAGCCAATTGCGCCGCGTATTTCAATAAGTGTGCCGGAGACGCCGCTATGGCGTTCCTCCACGTCGTCTACACGACGAGTAATTAAACCCATCTGCCTTTCCATTTCATCGATGCGCTGCAAAAGCCGACCTTTTTCGATGCCTTCCTTGACGCTCTTTTGAGCTTGCGAAACCAGGCTCATGATGACACCGACAATAGCGCAGCCTGAGCCAATCAGCGCAAGAGTAGCTTCAAGGCTCATGCTATGTACCCTGTGACGGTGACGACGATATCAGATCCTGACGCAAAGTTTCCGTCAGCAACAAGGTCAAGTCCCTTCGCGTCGGTGAGCCCGGCCCCGAGAAGAACAGGGGCGGCGCGCACGACGGATGCACTGGGCGGGTCTATCTGCGCGTTGCCAGTGAGCCCGGCCTTTGCAAATGTCGCCGCAACAACAGGCACAGTCGCCGTGTCTTGAAGCTTAACAAGAGTAGCGGTCGCGTCAATCCAAGACACCGCTCCGTTGACGAAGAGAAGAAAACCTGTGAGGTAGACCTTCTTCCCGGCGGGCACGGACGCAGCAGGGACAAGATGAACCGGCGTTGCGGCAAGCGCTGAGGTCAGCGTTGCGGTTGCGCGAAACGGCAGAGCGCCGTACAACTCGGTAAGCATGGCATTCAGTGCCGCGCGAATAGTAGACCCTGAGTCACCATCGTTCAGAACAGTCTTGCCGCTCATCCGTACACCTTCTCAGTATAGCCTTGAGCGTTCCAGTAAATGGCTGCGCCCGTCGTCGTAGCCTTGATGTTCAGCTGAGTCGCAGCAGAGCCGCGCAACGGAGTGCTGAAATGAGCATCGACAAGGACAGCCGCGTTTGTGGCAGTCATGGGCGGAAGGTACATCGACCACAACTCGGTCGTATCATCAAGGATAGACACAACTGTTCCGACCGTCGCATGCACATTGATGATCTCAAGGTCAGTAATGCGATGAGCAACAGCAGCCGCTCCAGCATCTATGACCTTGGTAGAGGTATTTGTGGCGAGCGGAGTAGAGCCACTCGTCCTATTCCACTGGGTCGGAGATCCGTCCATTACTTACTCCTTACGCTGGTGCGAGGTAGGTGAGGCCCTCGGCGGTGGTTCCCGTCTGGGTTATCTGATCGCTTCGTACTTTTCCGCCTGCCCCTCCTTGGGAGCGTGATGACGGAAGTTGCGATCTATGTCCTGCTGATTCATGATAAGCCTCCTTCCGGGATCACCGGCAATATCGTGCATCGACAATTGCAATTCTGCGACGCGTCGCTCCCGAGGCCAGGGGCCTGCATCGCGTCGCCACCTATCTCGAAGTCTTCGTCAATTCCTACAAGCTGCTTGTCTGCGTCTATGTGATCATCGCGGGTCCGCTCGTCTTGCGTCGCCAGCCATTCTTTCTTCTCGACACCTTCGACCTTGTATGTCTGGACTTGTCCCCAGTTGACCGTAGCGCAAGTCTCGGTCCGAGCGATTAGGTTCGCTCTGTTGCGGTCCATATCTTCGTACACGTCGTCTGTGGCGTCGAGGATGCGGCTGCTGAGCTGACCCCTGCCCTCTCCAGCTGCGACGCCTTCCGCGAGGGACGCAGCGATCTTCAAGCGCAAGAGGTCGAGTGTCGTGTCATTGATACCCTCGGCACGGAGTAAGCCATTTGTGTCAATCCATTCACGTACGAGGGGATTAACTATGTCCCACGACGAGGTAACATCTTTCTTGGTTGATTTTCCTATCACATCTTCCGCGATGTCGTATCCTCTTTTGGCAGACATGAACCAAGCAGGAGCCAACATCATTTTGAAGGCTAGGTTTGAAGTTTTCGTAAAAGTCTTGGTAATTGCGGCTTCTACGTCGATACCGGAACCGAGGGCCTTCTTGAATGCCGCCTTCTGGCTTTTCGCCACTTCCTGGACTGTTTCCGAGAATGCTCTTTCCCCTTCTTTAGCTTTCCCATCGAAGGTCTTCCAGATAGCAGACTGCTGCTCGGGGGTCCATGACTTCATCTTAGGCGGAATTATCAAGACTTTGGCTTTCTTCAGCCCCGGCTTTGTTTCGCCCTCTACAAGTGGCAATTTAGGTACTAAGGGAATAGCCCGAGCTTTCTTAAGAGGTAGCTTCAGGGCGAAGTTATACTCATTCCAGTCTGAATTGATCCTGCTCATGGTGTTACCGTCGCCTTTATCCTAAAAAGCTTCTCTGCTGAAGAGTAAGTGACTTTAGTTATTGTTATTTTACTTCCTCTCCTGAACACAACCTCATCTTCAGATGTTGGTAGTCCGGCTTGAGATATCTCTAGTCCTTTTACTCCACTAGAGCTTAACTCAAAAACTACTCCGCCTTTGCCCGAAAACATTTTTTCTGCAATTGAAGAACTTTTGGAAGTAGATAAATAGCCTTCCTCCACCATACTAGCACCTTCTAAAACTGAAGGATCGTTTATTATAGCACTCACCCTAGTCAAGCCTGCTTCCCTAGCAATATGACCCATCAAGGAAGCGCCTGCCCCTCTATAAAACTTACCTTCAACTACCTCAGCCTTACTTATGGCTGAGTCAATTTTATCTATTGTGCTTAAAACCTCCGGCTCACTAAAATCTCCACTCCTAAGCGCATTATTTATGCTTGAGTACTGACCACTAGTATAGGCTTCAAGGCCTTCTTTGTCATTGGCAGTTAGCTTTAAAGCTATTGAAGAAGATGACTCACCATTTGATTCGCCGCTTCCTCCACCTGAATCCTCTTCAGAGAATCGGCCTAATTCGTCAGGGCTCTCATTCATCTTCGTAAGTATCTTGGCGACATCTGAAGGGATAGCTACAGGGGGCTTCGTCGCGCCTTCCACTAGAGACGAGAAGATGGCGTCGATCTCCTCGCGCGTGGTCATCGGGAATGCTGCAATGGCGATAGCACGTGCAGACTCCCGAGTCAGCGAACCATCAGATACGGCAGTTGCAAGAGCAAGGAGCGAGGCTATCTGCGCGCCGTTGAGCGCGGTCTGTTGAATGTTTTCTGCAGGGGCGACGGGCTCGCCTTCTTCTGCCTTCACTTTAGTGACGGGCACTTCAGTGACACTAAACGTTCGCAAGAGCACATCACCTCGCCCATTCGGCAAAGGAGTCATGCCACTTGCATGCCGCCATTCGTCAACTGTTATTGCACTTGCACCTAGCCCAGTGGTTGCCCGCTGCAAACCGAATGCCTCATCTTCAGGGATAGTATTATCATATTTAAGCGAAATGTTTTTATCAAACATTGGCACGAATTGCCTATTGAGTATAGACTCTCTTCTGGCAAGCCTCTTTGACACGACGTTCTTGGTCCAAAGGTAATAGGCTGAGTCAATAGTAGATCGATTGCTATTTTCTAGGATCCCCATAAGCTCGGGAGGAAGGGCCCAATGCTGATTACATAAGTCGCGAAGAAACCTCCGCGACTCTACGAAGTCCATTTCGCGCGGGTTATCTGCAAGCTTTGTAATCTTGGCGTCTTTCCAAGGAAGGACTGCGGGCTTGCGAGCGTTTAGATACCCGCCAACCTTCTGCACCCATGATTCCTTGAAGCGATCCACCATGTCGGCAGTAGCCCCAGGGGCTTCAATAACAATCGGAGGGGTTGCATCATTGTAAAAAAAGTTCTTCCCGTACTTAGCCGCAAACTCATCAGCCTCAAGCTCATCGCCTATGGCCTCGGTCCTCGCTCGGCCTCTTCCAAAAGGAGAAGTTATATCCGGCTCCTTGAACCAAATAACATCTTCGGGCTGAATCGGCAAAGGCTTATGGGAAGTATTCCCAAGAGGGACGATGAAATAGTAAGGCACATTTGTTGTTGGGGTGGAAAGCATCCAGTTAGGCGGAATGGGATATACTTCGGCAGGCATTCCATTCTTGGATCGCTCCATAACCCAGAACGCTTCACCGATGAGCTGAAGATAAACCTCGGTCAAGAAAGAAAGAATATAGCCGTCCATCTCCGTATTGTTCGGCATAGGATTCTCAAGTATGTCATAGATAGGATGTTCTTTTATTGGCTCTGTGTTTTCTTTGTCAAACTTCAAGCCTTTTTTATCGTAGATTTTGAACGGAGCTAAAGCAACGTCACTGGCGAGCATGTAAAGAGCGTCGAGCCTGGGGGATGTGTGAAACATTTCGTAATAGAGCTGAGTCGTGCGCCTGGGTGCATAGCTCCACCTGGGCTTTATGGCGTCACCGATGCCAAGCTTCTCGAGGAAGGACTTAACCCAGTGACCGCGAGGCTGACTCACTTGTTAAACGTCTCCCCGATCCACAAGTCAATATCATGCACGGCAGCGCCGTCGGTTCCACGCGCAGTTATGCGATCGAGTATTGTCTGAATTGTGTTCTCTTCCTCAGCCTGTTCAGCCAACAGCTCACCTACCGGCCCCAGCAAAAGCAAGTCACTTTCAGCGAGCGCCGCCTGATAAATCGCGGTCAGCTTGGCCGTGGTGTTTCGCTCAATATCAAGCGCGGTAATAAAAAGATCATTGTATGCGGGCCAGTCTGCATGTTCGTTGAACGCATAAGGAGACGGCGCAAGTGCCATGTTTCGATCTTCAATCCAATCCATGACGCGCTCCACATGGCTTTGCTCGTCCTCGGCTTGCTTCCTGAAAAAATCAGCAGTTGCTTCAAACCCGCGATACCTCGCCCAGGATGAGCGCGAAAAATAGCGCATGGCATTAGAGACCTCATGGCGGAATTGATCCTGCAGCATGGCGAGAAGCGATGCGGACAAAATGCCCATAGCTATTCCTTTCCTTCGCAGCACATCATTTTGTCTTTACTGCCTTGAGAGGCTTACTGTACACTGTACTTGTGAAGAGCTTCTTTGGCTCAGGCTCGGGCTCGGGCTCGGGCTTAGCGGTCTGTGGATCGGGCTGAACAAACATCGGCTCCCGAAACTTCTGCTTTGCCTCCTCGAGAGGCTCGTCCATCCTTGTACCACAGGCAAGACAAACCGGGTGCCCGGCAGGTAGGGTTATTCGCTGGCAATTAGGGCACTTCATATCAAAGCCTCCGCTCTTATAACATGATATAGGTAGGCAGGGACAGGGATTTTTCCATGATGCCAGTGAGACAGTCAGGGGCATCATCATGGAGCCACTTAGTCTGTCGACCAAGCGAACTAACCGCAGCATAAAAAGTAGGCCACATGAAGCGCCAGCCTTGAGGGAAAAGAATGCAGTTGCTAACACTTGTAGCATTTGAAAGTATACGAGCCATTTTGTTTTCTGCCTGATGAAACCACTCAAATACTGTTCGGGAGTTACCTTCTTCCCGGGCAATCCTCTCTACAGCTCGGGCAAAGCCTCGGCCTCCATTATTGCTTTCGATATAAGCCCTATCAACTTTTCTTGAAGCTAACATACGAGCAACTAAAGGCTCAGTTGACTCCATGCTGTCTTGAGTAAATACTACATCTAAAACATAGGCAAAGCCTGAAGATATCCCATAAGAGATAGAGCAAAGAAAGTCAGAGCCTTCATCAGCGGTGTCTGTATAAGACTCAACAGAACTGAACAAAGGCAAAGCAGAAGCATTGTAGGTTTTGAACTCTGCATAAAGCTTATCTATGCTATCAGATGGCTCTTGGTCATAGTTGCCATCAAATATCATGTTATCAGTTTTAGCTTTTCTATCAAGATAAGTGGCTTTGCTTAGCACAGTGCTGCAAAGCATATCAGCATCACAAGCAGGCTCTTCAGGATATTTTTTGTTTGCTCGCATTTTGATAACATGCCACTTCTCAGGTTCAACCTTAAGAATACGCCCACAAAGATCATGAACCGACCATCTGTGCATAACCATTAGCTGCTTAGCACCATTCTCAAGGCGGCTTAAAAAAGTATTTGTATACCAGCCATAGTGCCCTTCGGTTAGAGTCTCATTATAAGCCTCAACTGCGTTTTTAATAATATCATCAATTATACCTATCTGGCAGCCATTCCCTGTAAGTGTGCCGCCAGGAGAAGTAGCTAAGAAAGAAAAATGAGAACCCTCCAAAGCCCAGAGTTGGTAAGCCCCATCTCCTTGCTTGATCTTAGAGTTAGGAAAAAAGTCGGCATAAACAAGAGCATTCTCATTTGCCTTTTCTTCTTGCATTCCATCCCGAACATACTTAGCATAGCGGCCTGACAAGGTTTCATTATAGGCTACATCTATAACTGAGATTGTTGGGAAATGGCCAAGGAGCCATTGGGCAAGCATTACAAGAGTGAGAGTTTTGCCATGTCTAGGAGGAAGGTTTATCATTAGCTTCTCAATAACTTCGCCATGCTCGTCAAGCAGCTCACTATCTACAAACTGCTGAAGAGTTCGGCAAAAGTCTTTGAGATAGGTACGGTCAGCTTTATAGAACTTCGGCATGCGGATGCGACAATACGAATAAAAGTCAGCTTTCGCTAAAGCTATAGCAGTTGCCTGAATATCAGACAGGTCAACTTGAGGTGCTGCTGGCTTTCTTTTCTTAACCGCTATCATGAAGCAGCCTCAGGCGCAAGCAGCTTGCTAACCGCGTCAAGCAAAGTGTCCTTTTCAGCTTTAGACAAAGCCTCAAGGTCTGGCAGCAGCCTGAGGCCTGGTGTTGTTACCTCAATTGATTGCTTAAACCTTTTAGGATACAAAGCCTTGCCTAAGTCCCTAATTGCATTAAGCCTTACCCCTTCGCTTACTGCATTCTTAGACAAGTCTCGCAAGTCCATAATCAAAGACTCACGAAGCTGAGCATTACAAAGACTAACTCGAGCAAGCAGGTCTGGGTCTACTTCAAGGCTAAGCCTTTCTTCATCAGACAAAGGAACAATTGTAAGGGCAATGTCAAGATCAAAAGACTGCTGATAGGCCTGAAAAACTGTTTCCAGCTTATCAGCATATCTTGAGGCGGCTTCTTGCTCAGACCTTGTACTCACCTTAGCTAGCTCCTATTCTTTTGCTTAGCTTGTCTTTGAAAGAAGACCTGCTTTGCTGCCTTTCTCTAAGCTTATCGAGCCCTCGTTTACATCCTGAAGTATCATAGGGCCTATTATACTCAAAGCTAAGACCTTTTCTATAAGCTTGGGCATTTGCCTCAATAGCCACTACTTCAAAAGCACTTCTCCCATACTTCTTATAGTCATCGCTAAATAAAGCTGCATGGCCCTTCTTGCTTGCTGCAAGTTCTTCAAACAGGACACTTACTGCTTGGCTAATACTTAAGCCAGCCTGACCTAAATAGGCCCGACCATTTTGAGTATTAACCACTAAATAACAGTTTGCTTGCACCATTTCATTAGCTTCATCTTATATTATAAACTAGCTTTACTTAAATGTACATAGAAGACTTCCTTTCTAATCATGCTATGCTATATATCATATAAACCTTAAGGAAGATAATCAATAAAGAGTTAATTGAGCCTAAAGAATCTTTATTTAAGGCTACTAACTACATGCCTTATTTAAGAAAGTCTTTAGGTTCAATGGCATTGAAGCCGTATGAATAACAGACAAGAGCAGTTAAGAGCTACCTACAATAGCTACCAGTTCTTTCGAATCAAAAGTGGCTTGTAACCCCCAAGATATTTTCAACCATTGAATCCAGGGCAAGTTGTCGCCGTAATTTCTTTTCCTATAAGGGATTATAATCAGGGTTCAACTACAAGTATATCAAAAGCTTAAGGTTCTCTCTAATTGCTTACTATATAAGGAGTTGATTCCTTGCTAGTATTCAACGGTTTTTGTCACGCCTTTAATTGCTTACTACATAAGGAGTTAAAAAATAATTTGTACTCAGACGTCACGGAAAAAGAGCTCTTAACTCTTTGTAGAGTAAGCAATTATATGTAGCGAGTACACCGAGTACAAATAAGGAAGGCCTCTGATACATAGGGAAAAGCCTATGTATCAAACTTAGCCTACGGCAAACGTCACGGACAAAAAGCGCTCTAATTCCTTACTATACAAAGAACTGTCCGTGACGCGCGAGTACAAATTATTTTGTAACTCTTTATTATACAAGCAATTAAGCCCGTGACAAAAACCGTCGAAGATTGTTCCTTAAAAAAAGCTAACTCTTTACTATATAAGCAATTACAAAAAACAAACGACGTTAGTATTTTATTACGGTGTACTCGCCCTGGAATTAAAGTCAAGCTTAATTGCTTATATAACAAGCACTTAAGTATTTCTCACTTATCTACTATAGCGCGACTCGACCTTAATTCTTTATAGTATAAGTACTTAAGCCTCTCTTTTAGCTATCTTCTTGTATAGCAAGCACTTAAGCTTACTGTAAGATTATCCTAGCCTTATGATACCTAACTCTATGTCTTACAGGGCTTTATTATTATTTTCTTTTTCTCTCCAAAACTATGTACAAAGCCCTAGAGAAGCATTATATTTAAGGAAGATTGAATGGATAAGTAAATGCGATCAACCAGCGCTACGAAATGGCCGGATCGACAGCGGCCGAAAGAATGGGAGCAAGGGCTTGGGTCCACTACCATTGACCACCGATAAGGTCCTTCTTTAGGATGCTCTTACGATGAATGGTCAAACCTGTTACATGGTTAGAAACCATGCTGATGAGACTAAGCCTTAGGGCTGAATGTCGAAAACAGGAATAGGGCCATCGGCCATGTCAAAGGAGACCATCATGAGCAAGAAAGAAACTAAGAGAATGGAAGAGTGTCTTAAAGAAGCCGAGATTGTTACAACCTTTACCGAGATTGCCTCTTCCCTTATCGGCATTCGCTACAAGCTTTGTGAAGGACAGTGCAAAGTCTTCGGCTACTACGCCTTCCTTGATCCTTCGAATGGCAAAAAGACCTTTGTGAGGGCCTCATGAAAAAGGGTGACAAAGCAAAGACTATCTACGGTGAGATCGTAACTGTCATGAAGGTTACTGAGTCGGCCATCTATGTCTACGAAGACTGTGGTACTTGGTACCATCCTACTAAGATCTTCAAGCTTAAGTAAGTAGCCACAGTGGTCTTAATAAGGGTTCGATTCCCTTAGTGGCCATCGCTCTCTTTAGGTGAGAGCAAGTCTTTAGAGAGGAGACAAGTATGAGTATGTCACAGAAGCTTCGGAACATGTACTATCGCGCCACGTTTGACGGCAGCAGGGACAAGTGGTCAATCAGTGAATTGACTCGCTGGCTTGGAACAACTGAGAAGAAGCTCAGGTCCTTGATTGCTTGCCTCAATTCTCGCAACGAGATCGATGTGACCGTGGTCAATCAGACTGTCTACTTCAACACGGTGAAAGTATGAAGTACTCCCTTGAAGACCTTGTTTGGGCCCTTGCCAATAAGTGTCGGACCAATGAGAGGCCTGAAAGCAAATGGGAGTTCGATTCAAGCAGGGCCTTTTAACCGTAGCTGGTGCTTAGCCACGTTCGATTCGTGGCTACGGTATATTCCACCCTTAGGAGGTTGGAAAAGTCTTTCTAATTCCTGTAGGAGCCTACCATGAGCAAGAAGAATCACGAGCAGACCACCGAAGAGCAGACCACCGAAGAGCAGACCACCGAAGAGCAGACCACCGAAGCCACCGACAAGGCCGCCATCTTCAAGGCCAAGAAGCTCGAGGCCAACAAGCGTTGGGCCGAGAAACGAGACGCGGCCCGCCCGAGGGTCAAGGCCTTCCTCAAAGCAAACGCCGAGCAACTCGGTGACCTCAAGGCCGACATCGAGCTTTTCATCGGCAAGCCCGCCGGCGTCAAAGTCGCCAAGGTCAAGGGCATTGTCACCAGCCTCAACAGCGAACTGCGCGACGCCCTCATCGCCGCAGCCGATGCCGGTCTCAGCGAGATGGACATCTTCCGCAAGTTCAAGATCGGCCGCCCCGAAATGCGCATCAAGATCCGCACTTTCACCCTCACTCCCAACCCCGACAACCGCATTTGGGTCAGCTTCGACGAGACCAGCGAGCTCTACCATGTGCTTGCCACCAGCAGGACTCCGCCCGCTGGCTGGGAAGGCTACGTCCCGGCTGAGAAAGAGACCCTCTGAGCAAAAGCTTTAAGCAATAAACGCAAAGCCGAAACAAGCAAGCCCGGCCGGGGCTCGCTTGTCCATTGTGAGTGGTTACACAATGCTGATGAGGCAGACCACAAGTCTAAAGAGAAGGAGACAAGCATGAAGACAAGACAAGAGCTAATCGACCGCATCGAAGCATGGTGCGGCACCCTCACCACAGTCCCATGGGAAGTAGTATCTATCGATGATCTTAACCATCTTCTCTTTTGCCTGTCTAAAGGCAAAGAAGAGGCCGAGGTATGAGCGACTTAACTATTGAAGCTTTTTGTAGGCAGCATGAGGCTTGCCTTTCTGGACAAGAATGGGCTCTCAAGAGTTGTAAAAGTGGCATGATGAGTGAGGCTTACGACATCCTGTCAAAGGCAGAAGAGCAAAAAGCCAAAGTTTATTTTAGCTGGGTATGGCTTCGGTCTTTTAGTACTAAAACTCTTAGGCTAATTGCCATTCGAATGGTAAAAGAAACGCCTCTTAAAGATGGCCGGTATGTGATAGGCCTCTTAAAAGATTCTCGGAGCCTTATGGCTTTGGAAGTAGCTGAAAAGTATGCTAATAAGCAGGCCTCTAGTGAAGAGTTAAAGGCCGCCTCACGGGCCGCATGGGCCGCATGGGCCGCCGCACGGGCCGCATGGGCC